CTAATATGAGACCAGGAACAGCAGACAACGATGTGAATGCACATCAATCAATGGGCATGTTGCCAAATGGTTATGTTGTGAATGATTTCTTAACTGATACAGATGCTTTCTTCATTAAGACAGATGCACCGAATGGTCTAAAGCACTTCGAAAGAATGTCTTTAGCTACTGCGATGGATCCAGACTTTGAGACAGGAAACATGAGATATAAAGCAAGAGAAAGATATTCTTTTGGTTTCTCTGATCCTCGTGCCGTGTTTGGTTCACCAGGAGCGTAAGCTTAATAAATATTTTCTCAAAGAAGGGCAGTTACATACTGCCCTTTTTTGTGTATAATAAACTAAACCTTGACAGTCGGATAAACTGACTGACATTTGCCAAGACAAGGAGATTGATATGGCTAACACAACTTTCTCGGGTCCAGTCCGATCCGAATCTACACTAAAAGCTATAAGTAAAGATGCTACTACTGGAGCAATCACAGAAGTCATTACTATGGGTGATGCACCAGTTGCATTAGGAGATGAGGATAAAACTCTTGATAATGCAACACATAGTGGAAGAGTTCTAGCAGTACCAGCTATAACAAGTAACAGAACAATAACATTACCAGCTCCAACTGCGGGAGCCACTTTCAAATTTATTTATGTGGGTGCAGCAGAGGAAGCAGAAAACTTGATTATTATTACCCCTGGTAATACTAACTTTTTCTTAGGAAATGTTCAGCATTTAGATACAAATGCAGACAATGTTTCTGTTTATGCAAATGGAAGTACTAACTCAAAGTTAACATTAACTGACTTTGGTAGTATGGAAATAAATATTGTAGCTAAAGATAGTACTAATTACTATATTTGGGGTAATGTTGTTTCTGAAGATGCTCCAGCTTTCGCTGATCAATAATAGGAGATATAAATGGCTGGATCAAGATCTGACGTAAAAGCCTTTAATGTAGATCAAGGAGCCTCTGCTGCTGTGGTAGGACCTGCAAGATCAAGAATAAGACAAATAGTCGTATTTGGTAATTCTGCTGGTGCTCTTACTATAACAGATGGTAATGGTGGTTCCAATTTGATAGTGCAAAGTTTTCCAACTGGATTACATACTCTTAATATTCCAGATAATGGTATATTGGCAGAGAGTGGTGCATATCTATCTGCTTTCACGGGTAGTGGCAACAAGCTGACTATATTCTTGTCATGACTAGAAAGAGGGATAAACAACCTCCGAAAACTAAAAAGTATTTCCGCTCTACTAAAAGTGGAGCGGGAATGACTGCAAAAGGTGTTGCTAAATATCGTAGAGACAACCCTGGAAGTAAACTAAAAACAGCTGTTACTGGTAAAGTTAAAAAAGGTAGTAAGGCTGCAAACAGACGCAAATCATATTGTGCACGATCAGCGGGGCAAATGAAAAAATTTCCTAAAGCTGCAAAGAATCCTAATAGTAGATTAAGACAAGCTAGAAGAAGGTGGAAGTGCTAATGAATAATAAAGAGTTTTCAACTGGTGTTATGATAGTTTTATTTGCAGGTGCTATTGGATGGTCTATATCAACTTTAATTGAGGTTGATAAGAGAACAGCTATTATGGCAGAAAAAGTATCCGAAAATCACAAAATGATAAAACCTCTATGGGAAGATTTTATTAGGAGAAAACAAGATGGTTATGTCAAGAGGCTCGATGAGCAAACAAATAGCAAAGTCGGTTTCAAGTGGAAATAAAAAAAGACCAAAAAGAAAACGAAAAACAAAAAATATTCAGAGGAAGTCCTGTTAAGTACTGTTTAAAGTGTAAAAAGAAAAAATGGACTTGTACTTGTTATAGGATTACTGGATTAGAGGAGTTAAGAAATGCCAAAAGACGCATGTTATCACAAAGTAAAAGCAAGATTTAAAGTTTTTCCTTCCGCTTATGCAGGAGGAGCCATTGCAAAATGTCGTAAGGTAGGTGCTGCAAACTATGGTAATAAGTCCAAGAAAAAAGCAGAAGGTGGTGTGATTACTGCTAAACAAGGTAAAGCTTTTACAAAAAGAAAATCAAATAAGAAAAATGTCGCAAGAGGTTGTGGTCAAGTCTTAAATGAAAGACGTAAAGTCACAAAGTATAGATAATGGCAGTAAGAAAGACAAAAGCAGGATTAGCCTTAAAAAGATGGTTTAAGGAGGATTGGAAAGATGTTAAAACGGGTAAAGCGTGTGGTCGTCAAAAAGGTGAAAAGAGGGGTACGCCTTATTGTCGCCCAAGTAAAAGAGTGTCTTCGAAAACTCCTAAAACTTCTTCGGAGATGACTTCTGCTGAAAAACGTAGTAGAATAAATCAAAAGAATAAATTAGGTCAACCAGCGGGCAAGCCTAGAAGAGTAAAGTCTCTTAGGAGAAAGAAAAAATAAATGGCTACATCCAATTCAAGAGATTTCGACTTAGATGTCGGTGAGATAATAGAAGAGGCATATGAGCGTTGTGGCTTGGAGATGCGAACCGGTTATGATGCCAGAACTGCTAGACGTTCATTAAACCTTATGTTTGCTGATTGGGCAAACAGAGGATTGAACATGTGGACAGTTACACAAGATACTAAAGCTATTACTTCGGGTACGGCAACTTATTCTTTCGATGCTACTTATGTCGATCTCTTAGAAGTTGTTTTAAGAAATAGTAGTGGAACTGATTTTACTCTAAGTCAAATGAGTAGAGGAGAATATCTCACTATTCCAAACAAAACAAGCAGTGGACAACCTAGTCAATACTTTTTTGATAGACAAGTTACTCCAACAATAACCTTATGGTCTACTCCAGATGCTTCTTATACATTAGTTTATTATTATGTAAGTCGTATTCAAGATGCAGACGCTTTGGTTAATAATGCAGACGCTCCATTTAGATTTCTTCCTTGTATGGTAGCAGGACTAGCTTACTATTTAGCTATGAAGAAAGCACCAGAGAGAGTTCAACTATTAAAAGCCGTTTATGAAGAAGAGTTTCAAAGAGCAGCAGCCGAGGATGCCAATAGCACTCCTTTAAAATTAACACCTAGCATGACATACTATAGTTACTGATATGGCAAAGATTATTGAAACAAAATTTGGAACTCTGGTTAGCCCTAGTAAGATGGCATCTGGTAGTGCTTCTACTATTAAGAAGTCTGGAGCTTTTTATAATTTTTCAATAAGAGTTGATAATAATGATATTCGTGAATACTCTTTCACTGATTTAGCTAGAGCCGAGTATATGAGAAGAATAATGATTGGGCATTTAGAAGAAAAAATTAAGATGAGTTTTAAGAAAAATGGCTAGATACGCAACAGGAAAAAATGCATGGGCTTATTCAGATCGATCAGGTTTTCGTTATCGCTTGCGAGAGATGAAGACAGAATGGAACGGATTGAAAGTTGGACCTGATGAGTATGAAGCTAAACACCCACAGTTAGAGCCTAATCACCCTGGCCCAGATCCGACAGCCTTGTACCAACCACGAGTTGATGGAAGGACAGAAGTGACCGTAGAGAATCTTCTTGGTTTAAATCCATTTACTAGTACGGCTAGTAGTGCAGTTATAACTGTATTAGAGCCTTCTCATGGTAGATCAACAAGTGATACTGTTCGATTTAGAAATGTGTCTAGCTTTGATGGCTTTACAAAAACAGTGCTTGAGAATGCTAGTGGCTATACAATAACTAAGATTGACGATGATAAATATAGCTTTTTTGCTAGTAGTGGTACGGCAACAAGTGGAGTAAAAGGTGGTGGTGGTAGAGTTACTGCTGGCCCAGTTACATTGGGGACATAAATGAGTTTTACATTAGCACAATTAAAAACAGCAATACAAGATTACACTGACAACAGTGAAACTACTTTTGTTACACATCTTCCAGACTTTATTAAAGCAGCAGAAGAAAAGATATTAAAGAGTGTTGACTTAGATTATTTTAGAAAAAACGTAACAAGTGCCTTTACTTCATCAGATCAATTCTTAACTATACCAAGCGACTATTTAGCATCCTTCTCATTACAGATAACAACTTCTGGATCTGAAAGTTTTTTACTTCAGAAAGATGTAAACTTTTTAAGAGAGTATACACCTAGTGCATCTACAACGGGTTTACCTAAATATTATGCACGATTTGATGAAGACAATTTTATAATAGCACCGACTCCAGACAGTAATTACACTATAGAACTGCACTAT